TAATTCCCATGCGCTTGATTTTTAATGGTATTTTTTGTTTCACTTTCAGATTCATACCCCTATCTTATCACATTTTGAGTTATTCCGCTACCGCTTGATTTTTATATTTCATTAGTAAGTAAAGGCCTTGATATTCCTGATTTTCTTTAAAATCATATTTCCTTATATTTTCTTTAAATTCTTTAAAAGTTCCTAAAAATGTTCACAAAAAAAGCCCCACAAAGGAGCCACTATACTATATGATGAGTTCAGCAGGCAAGAAACTAGCACGGTCAAACGTGCTTTTTTTATTACCTATCAGCATTATACCATATATTACCAACCTATATATTCAGAAATCTAAAAGCCCCTAGATTAATTTCTAAGGGTTTCTAGTTGATTCATGGAGTTTTATATGATGAAGCCCTAAAACGGGGCGTCCTAGACTCCAGTTATTCAGCTGATGGCTACTTATATGCTTCTAGTTCTCCGTTCTGGTGGATTCTAGCAAAGTTTAAGACAGCTATCTGTTTGTATCTATGATAATTAGTGGATTTTGTCCCAGCAATTTCTAAACATTCACTTACTGTTTTCTTCCTCATGTAACAATAATGGATAATAAAGTATTTTCTGGCTCGCTGGTTCTCTATGCTATTGATGTCGTGGGCGAATATTTCCAATCCCTCACGGATTGCTTTTTCATGCTCACCGCTCAAATTCCACTGATCAGGTAAGACAAGTTTCCAAGCCTCTTCATCTATTGTAACATGGTTTTCACTTCCTGCCATCCTCTGGAATCTCAGAAAGTAAGTCATCCGCTTTCTACTTTAAATTACAAGGGTAAAAGCTTAATTTCTTCTACTAAATTTCTTCATTTTTCAAAACTAATCTTTTTCTGATAAATTGGTAGGTTTTTACCCCCTTTTTGTCTGGAGGTCTCCGACTTGGAAAAAGTTCCCTTCACCGGTTCCCAAAGTATTCAAAAAAATTTTTTCAACGTGGGGGGAGTCAATATCCTTTCAGTTCTATAAATCTTTTAGCGATTACTTTTCTTCGACTATTTATATAACGAGTAGTTTTATTTAGTTTCTCTGCCACGTCTTCCCAGGTCATACCAGCTTCTAAAAATCTCATTTTAAAAATGACTAGATCACTTTCAATTAAGTTTTCCATCAAGGTATCTACAATTAATTTAAAACCTTCCAGATATCTTAAGGTTAAATCTTCTTCAATTCTAATTATAGTATCTTCAGTAGGATTTGAAACTTTCTTACTCTGAGATCTAATATACGTTTCATTCCCATGTTTCTTGTTATGTATCAACTCTTGTCTTCTCAAGTAAATTTTATTAGCAATCGTTCTATATCGCCCTAACTCAATATCTATCCCGTCCAGGTCTCTGTTACTCAGTTCATACATAGTCAAGTACCTCCACTTCAATTTTAAAATTTTCTTATCTTACATTCTGTCAAACTGACAAAAAGCTTAACAGCCTTTCAACACTCCACTTACCAGGTATCATTGTTTTAAGTTTGACAACTCTTCAATATGACAATTTAAAGAAGTATCCCTCTAATTTATTCCCCAGTTTCTCTTATCTTACATTCTGTGAAACTCACTCCATTCTGTAACTTACTGATATACATGGCTTCCAAGCCTATACTCTGTTTTAGTTTATGCTTTCTTCATTTTGTGAAACTAATTTACTGAAATTAAAAACAAGGCCATTTTTGATATAGCTATCAATTTCTTGATATTCAAACCAGCCTTGTTTCTAATAAATTACTCTTTACCTAAATACTCTTTAATCTCACGATATTCCTTAGAAAAATTCATATGCCCACTGACATCAGGATTTAAGAACGGAAGGATACTTGTTGGATTTACTTCTGTCCGATATACTGCAAGAGAATGCTCCTGAGTTATTTCTCCAACTACTCCTTTATGTATTTCTTCTACATCTTTCTTTAGTGATTGAATTTCATCGTAGGCATCTAAAATTATTCTAAGTTTCTTCTGGTAACGTTTATAGATTTTCTTTTCTTCAGCTCTTAGTTTAGTCTCTTTAAAGATATATTCAAATATCGCTGCCTTTGCCTCCCAGAAATTAGTATCATACTCTTTCTCTAAAAGATCGATTGATTCACTCATTTTAGCAATTTGTTCTAAAGAAGTATCATTATCCTCAAGAAAAGAATCAATATTATCAAATGAAATCTTCTTCTCTCCAGTAATTGTTTTTCTTTTTTCTTCCAACTTTGTTCTTGCTTTTGCAATCTTATCTTTTTTATCATCAAGATTTTCTAACGTTGATAATACTTCTCTAATATCCATTCACTATCTCCTAATTCCATTTTATAAAGAAAGCGCAATCCGTTTCAATTTTCTTCACAACGAAACGGGTATAAAGCATTAAACTCATTCCATAAATAACGGATTCACTTACCCAACGTAAGCTATTTTTATTTCTTTCAAATAAAGTAGCGAAATTGTACAAATCCCCAACGAAAGCAACTTTATCGCCTTTTACTCCTAGTACTTCATCAGATACAACAATAACATCATCAACGTATAAGTTTTCTGAGTATCGTTCCTTCTTGTTAATTTTTAAAATATAATTTCCATCGCTAGATTTCTCTTTATCTAAAAACTTAAATAGTGACTGACTTAATACAAGAGTATTATGACGTTCAGGATTTAAATCATTTATTGTATCTTTCAATTCGTCAAAATTAGAAACATTTTTTTCAGGTGCTTCTTTTAGAATTTTTCCAATTTCAATATTACGTGTTTTACGACAAAGACGGGTAATTTTGTTACTTAAGAAGTCTGATATATTATATTCTCCATCATCAACTTGTTCAGACGATAAGGCAATACGGCCTGAAAATGTCTTGTGTTCAAACTTGGTTCTAATCTGTTTTTTTCTAAGTTCTACACTTTTACTATCTCTAAACTCTTCTGATTCAAGTTCTGATAGATGTTCATCGTCAAAACCTACAGTTTCATATGTTCCACCAGTACCCGTATGCTCAATCACATTAACAAGATCCACTAATTCTTTCCCTTCTTCAGGAACGTCATAGATACTTGTTATATCTTGTGATAATATTAAACCTGTTTTTGATTTTTCATCATCAATACTCATTCCTCTACTTCTTACATACTTTTCTACCAAACTAAATTTTTTAGCCATTTTATACTCCTTTATCTCTTTATTGCTCCTCGTTGTTTATAATTTTTTCTAAAATTCTTAGCTCTTAGCTTTTCTTTTAGAACTCTACGAGCTTTTAAAATCATTTTTTCTAACTGTTGATTTTGTGTTTTCGTCAGCATATTTTTCTAGTATTTCATGGTTCCCACTTTCTAAACTGCTATCTTCATTTTTACATTTTGAAAATATTTTCTGTCTTTTTTCTGGGATCAATAGAAAACTTACTAGCTACCACATACCCTAATGAAGTATCTACCGTCATCTTCTTCACCTCCTTTCTTCTCAAGCAAAAAGGGACATACCACTAGCATCATATGCTTACGGTATGCCCCTGAGTTGTTCTCAATAGACTTATTTTTTAGTTTCTTTTTTGACTAGATGAGTAAATTTCCCATCTGAGTAGACTAAAGTTATCTCTCCAAATCTTGGAACTTTTTCTATCTCTATTATACCACATTTTTCGTAGACAATAAAGCCTTTTTCTGTTGAAAATTTCATTTCATCCATATCTATTAACCTTTCTCTCCTCTCACTGTGTTAATCGTATATCGCTTATCTTTGATTGTGAAAGCCTTGAAAGTGTTCCCTTCTAAACCTTTCAAAATTCTACTTGAATTTCTAGCATTGTATACCGTCCGCAGTTCGCTACTGTCTAAGTTTGTATTAAAAATTGTAGTTTCTCGATTATTGATAATATCAAACAAGAAATCCTGTTCCCAGTCACTCTTAGGTGTTACTGTCCCATTTTTTGCCCCAAGGTCATCGATGATTAGAAAATCAACATCAACTAGCTTTTTAACTGCCTCATATTCTGTTAAGTTTGCATTCCTTCCATAAGCCCAACCTTCTTTTATCTGCTTGATAATCTCGGTTAAGCTGACAAATAAGACACTCTTAGGATCGTTCTTCTCTCTGAAACTCTCATTGATTTCTTTGGCCAGGGCAAGCGATAAATGACTTTTTCCTATTCCTGTGCTACCGCTGATTAAAGTATTTCCCGTCATACCTGCAAGGTATTTCTGGGCTTGCCCCTTTACAAACTCTAACATCAGACCTTCCTCTGTAGTCTTAACAAAGAAATTATCAAATGTCGCTCCCTTTAACTCTTTAGGAATTGTACTATCACGCATTAATACATCATAAGTTTTAAAATATATTTGTCTATCATCAAACCGCTGTAATAGGTCTTTCTCTTTTTGTTTAATCTCCCCCTTCACACACTCTGGGCAAAATGGTTGTATTTTTCTTTCTGAACTCCCTACCTACAGGTATAGAAATTTCCCAGTAATTTACCTGATGAATATCACAAACTTTATCCGATATTTTTCTGTTATGAAATTCTTTAAATTGTTCCTTCATCTTTGCAACTCCTAAAATGGTAGGTCTGGAAAGTTGTCTTCGGACTTCCCTTTTATGGTTTTAGGCTTTTGATTCAAATAACCGTCAAACTTAGATCCGAAAAGTGTTTCAGGTCTCAGATATTTAGAAAATTCAGGACTATCCTTCCATTCTGCCGTTTTAATATCTATCACCTGTTTAAAATCTTCAAGTGTATAGCCTTCTTTGAATCGTGCTAGTAAAAGCCTTTTAGTCTTGTCAACAAATTTATACCGCTTATTAGCTACTTGATTCAGATAGACAATAGGAATCCAAAGTTCTTTATGTTTTGTTTTCTCTAAATCTTTTATAGCTGTTTCTTCAAGCCAAGTAGGAAAAGTGAAGTCGGGATTTCCCGACAATATATTATCTAAATATAAATTATTACTCTTACTATTAACTCTATTCTCTTTCTCTATCTCTGTTGGACATGAGTTGGAAATAGTCTTTTTATTTTGGACATTCTCCAATTTTGGTAAATTTTGACTATTTTTTCTTTGGTCTCGCTTGTATTTTGCCCAATTTGTTTCACTCTCAACCATGGCTTTTGCTTGTGATAATGTAGCATGGCCATCATCGTCTATCTGAATCAGTCCACATTTTGTAAAATATGCAACTGTCATATTTATATCATCTTCAGAAACATCAAGTTTTAAAGCTAATTCCTGTACCAAGCTATCAAAATATCCTTCATAGTACAAAATACAATCATCTTCTAAACTTTCCAACATAAGACGGATATAAATAACTGTCATAGTGTAGCCACCAGGCATATTTTTAAGTCGTTTAATAAAAAGATTATCAAAAAACTTCTTGTCAACTTTTAACCAAAAATATATTTTAGTCTTTGCCATCACACACCCCCATAAACTTACGGATCTCGTCCACTTTATAATAAACTTTTCTGCTATCGTCTCCTGGAGGCTGATAACGCTTCAAGCCCATTCTTTCCCATTTTTGTAAGGTCAGGTATTTTATATCTAACTCTTCTTGTACTCGTTTTGCAGAAATCAGTCCAATGATTCGGGGAGGTATTTTCTCATGACTTTTTAGGTAACGTTCTAAGGCTTCTAATATTTTTATTTGAATTTCTTCAATCATTCTTTCAAACATATCATCACCTCCACGGCTTAATGCTTGCAAGTTGGATATATCGCCCATAATCTGGGCTTAAACTCTCGTTAGGTGTTTCTATCGTCTGTTGGTTTTCTCGCTCAAATTGTGCGCTTTTTTTGCTGTCTCGGTGGTTTAGATAAAGCAATATACCAATCAATACCACGGTAACAAAAATCGCCTGTGTGTTGCTTAAATCTAGTTCATTCATGTCATGCCCTCGCCTTATAGTTCTTGATAAATTCCGCTTGTTTAGGTTGTTCCATATTCAGCAAGTCGTCTTCAGCTTGTGCCATTTCTTTAATATCTTTAGCCATGGTATGCCTCCAGCTCTTTAGCGTTGTCATTGTTCAAAAGCAAAAAGGCTATTTCACTTAGACGATCGTATAGCTTTTCATTCTGGGAGTATGCTGTATTAGCGTATTTTTTAGCAAGCCATAAGAACGTGGTTGTATCTTTCTGTAGTGCAAACTCAAGCCCTTCAAGAGCTAGGTTATTCATTTTTAAAACATTCATGATGTCGGTTAATTCGTTCCCTAATTCTGCTAGTTTCTTAGCCGATAATAGAACTTGTTGGCTTGATGTTGCTTTTTTTGTTGTCATGTTTTTTACCTCTTTTTCTATCTTTTTATACTTGCCACGATGGCTTTTTAATGCTTTTTTTCTTGTACTGAAGTTCCTCACGCTCAGACTCGCCAAAGTTTGAGAGCGTGGGGATTTTGAATGGTTGTTTCTTATACAGTTTTTTTTGCCTACAGCCTCATGCTCTCTGTCGCCAAATTGAAAGCGTGAGAAAGTACCAGTTTAAAGAGTTGGCGCTCTATGCTTTTCAAAACCTTTTCTAATTGCTTGCCTGCACTTCGGTTTTCTTAGTTTTTCTTCATTTCGTTTACGGCTTTATCTGCTAGCCGTTGCCATTGTTTTCTAAAATCTTGTTCATCTATCCGCCCATGCAGAAAGTCGCTCAGGGCGTAAGTTGCACGGCTGTAAAATTGCCTTGCTCGTTCGTATGCTACCCCTCCATCATGTCATAAAGTATAACGCGATGTTTTTTAGGAATGTGCTTCATCGCGTCCAGTATGTCGCGTTCTGCTTTTTGTCGTGTTTCTGCTTTTACTGTTTTATCTTCTGCTATTTCAAAGGCGTTTTTTGCTACTTTGTAGTAGTCTAGCGATTGTAAAAACCAGCCATGTTCTGACAATTTCTTGTCTTCAAGTTCCTCTTTTATCGAATTGTCCAAGAGTTCAAACTTGGTATAAACTCCTTTTTCTACTTCAAAATTCAGGCGTTTATTTCATCTCAAATCGTAAAAGTTGACTCTGCAACTCTCCAAGTTGCGGTAGCCTAATACTCCAGCGATTTCTTCTAGGTTTTTGCCCTCTAATTCAGGCAATTTTTCAGCAATATCCTTGAATTTTACTACTTGATGTTTCTTTCCCATTGTTTACTTTGTCTTTCTATGCTATAATCAAGGTATAGAAAAAATATCTATATTCTTGATCCAGTCGCTTGCTCTCCTCGGTCAAAATTTGAGCAAGTGATTTTTTTATTTTCTTTTTGCATGATTACTACCTGACTTTGG